GATTTGGTGAATGGCTTTGAGGAAGGTCATCGAGGGTTGCGTCGTTCACATCGACCAGGCATTCTGTTCGGTGGCGCAAAGTTCACCAAGACCACAGTGGACAACGATTCCGCACAGTTCCTTGAGTCACGTCGTTTCGCCATTGAGGAAATTGCCCGTATCTTCCGTGTGCCACCAGCAATGCTTGGACACAACTCCGCTGGAGCGATGTCGTATGCGTCGGTGGAAATGAACGGCATCAACTTCGTCACCCACACTCTCAGACCGTACATCTCCAAGATCGAAGACGGCTACCAGAAGTTGCTCAACGGTCGAGCATTCTTGAAGTTCAACGTGGACGGTCTATTGCGTGGCGATCAGGCTTCCCGCTATGCGTCATTCTCTACAGGTCTCCAGTCAGGCTTCTTGTCAATCAACGACATCCATCGCATCGAGGACATGTCACCTGTGATTGGTGGCGATTCGTATCGTGTGCCACTAGCGAACGTGGACATTGGTGCTGCGAACTTGGCTGAACTAGACAAGAAGTCTGTGATTGCTCAGCGTCTTATCCTCGCAGGCTTTGATCCTGCTGAAGTGATGAGCGCACTTGAGCTGCCAACGATTGCACACACAGGTGTTCCTTCAACACAGTTGCAGCCGTTGGCCACGATCAACCCTGCCGATCCTGCCGCAGCTTACGAAGTGAAGTCACAGAACATGGACATCAACATGCCTGAAGTGGTGCTGAACTACACGCCACCGGCTGTGAATGTTCCTGCACCGATCATCAATGTGCCTGAGACTGTGGTTCGTGTCAACATCCCAGAGTCAAGGCCAACCGTGCGCACCGTTGAACGTGACGCTGAGGGACGTATCTTGACGATCACGGAAAGGGTTGAAGACTAATGGCACACGGAATTGGTGCATATCTTGGCAACGCTTGGCTGAATGCTTTGGGCAACAACACGTCATTCGCTGTTGCGCAAGTGTATGTGAAACTTCATGTCGGTGATCCTGGTGCTAATGGGACTGCGAACCCTGCAACCGAGACAACGCGAAAGGCTGCTTCGTTTGGGGTGGCTTCTGCTGGTGTGTTGACTTCTGATGATGATGTGACTTGGACAAACATTGCTGGGTCTCAGGATGCCAACCATTTCACGGCTTGGGATAGTTTGACGACAGGCAACTTCTTGTTCTCTGGAACGATTACTGCGAACCCGTATGACGCTGGTGATACTTATGCGATTGATGCAGGGAATCTCACTGCTACGTTGACGCTCGCTTCGTAAAGTTATGGCGACAAACTTCCCAACGTCGCTGGATGCACTGTCAAATCCAACCAGCACAGATGGTTTGAACAACCCATCACATTCAGGTCAGCACACTGACGCTAATGATGCTATTGAAGCGTTAGAAGCCAAAGTTGGTGTCAACAGTTCAGCAGTTTCAACTAGCCTTGATTTTTTGGTAACTCAAGCGAATGCAAGCGGTTCGTCTGGTTTAGAGTCAGGAACTTATTACACAACCTCATCAAATACGAACACACTTCTGTCAACATCAGGTGTTACTGGGACTGTTAGTTACTTGCCATTTCTTGTTGAACGGACAACCACATTTGACAGAATTGCTTGCAGAACAGGTTCAACGGTTACTGGAACTTCAACGGTACGACTCGGCATTTACAACAATTCCAACAAAAAACCAACGACCGTCTTACTGGATGCTGGAACAGTTGCTGTCACTGCAACAAGCACTATTTATCCAATAACAATAAATCAAACCTTGAATCCAGGATGGTATTGGCTGGCTCATGTAGTCAATTCAACTACTGGCACAAGTTCATTCATTCAAGTCGGAGATGCACTTCCTTTTGGTCAAATGCCATTGAGTGCAACATTCACCTTTCAACCTAATTATTCACAGACTGGTGTCACAGGTGCATTCGCAACGGCTTCTCCGACTGCCACTGGAAATACTAGGATTTTGGTCGCATTGAGGGTTGCATGAGTCGGGAAGTTGTTTTCGGTATTGGCGGTTATGACCCATCAAAGCCGAACGACAACATCGTTGAAATTATTGATACACCTGATGAGGTGGATTCGCAGTCTGAGGAATAGCCATGCCTGTCAATTATGACAGCGGTTTTTACGGTTACGATCAGGCGACGGTCACCTATGACGGTACCGATACCAGTCCTCCAAAGACCAGATTCATTCTTGATGCTTCAACGCTGAATGATTTCGGTGTTGGTTTGAATGGAGCATCTCCAGCTTTCACACTTGACACTTCTACTCTTGACGGGCTGGGGAAACTTGACGGCTACACCTTCCTAACTGTCGCAACTGCGGCATCGACTCTTGGTGGCCTTGCAAGTACGGCCACTGCAACTGTGGTCAAGGTGGCGGTGGCTTCGTCGGCGTTCGGTGGTTTGGTTGCGTCTGCGCAGGCTAAGGCACGGAAGTCTGATGCGGTTGCTGTCGCAAGTTTGGGTGGGCTTGATGCTTCTGCCACGACGAAGGTTGCCAAGGATGTGATTGCATCTGCAACTTTGGGTGGGCTTGACGCAACTGCCACAACGAAGGTCAAGAAAGATGTGGTCGCTGCTGCCAGTCTTAGTGGGTTGGATGCGACTGCTACAGCACAGTCGTCGCCTCCTGCACCGCCACCGGTTGATGACGGTGTGGGCTATCAGCCCTACACGCAGCCAAGACCGAAGCCGAGACCGAAGCCCAAAGAGATTCCGATTCAGATCAATGAACCAAAGAAGCCACGTCTGGTGTCTGCTGTCGGGTCGAGCATGTTGGGTGGTGCGGTCATCGCTGCAACAGGTTTGATCACATTCAGCATCTTGGATGACGATGCTGAAGTATTGTTATTGGTCTGATGCCTTATTTCATTACAGACAAAGCGGAGGGCTGCGCGGGTTGGGCAACCACAAAGGATGACGGTGAAGTCATTGGTTGTCATACGACGAAGCAGGATGCGATTGATCAGATGGTGGCTGTGTCTGTGGCTGAAGATATGGAACCTGGTGGTGAGCGTGTAGCGAACGCTAGAGATGTTGTCATTGTTGATATTGATGGCACTTTGATTGTTGGCGGTCGCGGCATCGAAAAGAATGTGGACTATGTGAACGAACTTCACAAAGAGTTCTACATCTACATTGTGACTGGTCGAAGCGAAGATGAAGAAGATATAACTATCTCAGAGTTGGCTGATGCCGGTGTTCAATACGACGACATTGAGTTCAACGACGATATGAGTGTTCCAACACCTGAATACAAGAAGATGAAGGCTGCTGACATTCTTGAAGAACAGCCAGTGAAGTTGGCCATTGACAATGATGCTGCTGCTCGACGAGCGTATTCAGATTTGGGTATTGCGACTCTTGATCCGAAAACTATCCAATCTGGTGAAATGCCATCTATCCGTCAAGTCTCATTGGATGTTCCAGCGTATGTTCGCAACGCAGCTCGCAAAGGTTTGGACTATTACGGTCAGGGCTTGGCTGGTGATGGTTTGGTTGAGCGCACAGTTCGTGAGGCTCGTGACATGGCGCGTGGTGACATCTCTGAAGACAAGGTGATTCGTGCGAATGCTTGGGGTGCAAGACATCTAGTTGATTTGGATGCACCAAAGAACTCTGATCCTGACAACGATGAGTTCCCTGGTGCTGGTGCTGTTGCATTCTATTTGTGGGGAATCAACCCGCTTGATCCGCAACCTGCAATGGATTGGTTTATGTCGAAGGCTGAGCAGATCAAAGAGGAACCAAGTCGCTCATTCATATTTCATCGCAAGGCTGAGAAGGATTCGGCTACGATGAAGCGTATGGAAGAACAGGTGGAAACACGCCGCGTCACGTTCAACGAGTTTGAGTTGCGGGCAGACAAGTCTGGCGACGGTATGTCGTTCACAGGGTATGCCGCAGTATTCAATTCTGATTCCGAGCCTTTACCGTTTATTGAGCGGATCGCACCAGGTGCGTTCAATAAGTCCCTGAAGTCTCGGAACAATATCCGCATGTATATGAACCACGATTCAAGCATGCTTCTCGCCACAACACGCGCAAAGACTTTGCGCCTGTCAGAAGATTCCAAAGGTTTGCTCGTGGATGCCAGTTTGCCTGACACCACTGTTGGCCGTGACCTGTCCGTGTTGATGCAACGCAAAGACGTGGACTCGATGTCATTCGGTTTCACTGTTCCTTCAGGTGGTGCCAAGTGGTCGGATGACGGCCAGTACCGTGAACTGCGTA